TATTACGAAGATCAGGAGTGCTGTTAGAACCATTACAGAGAACCCAACCTGTAGGAATCGTAGCGATTGTACCAGACCACATCATAATCATGCCAGTACTAAACGCTCCTGATAGAGCTGTCTGTACAAAAGCAGTAGTTGCTACCTGTGTTGTATTTGTACCAGCAGATGCCGTAGGAGCAGTAGGAGTTCCTGTTAGAGCAGGGCTATTTAAATCTGCCTTAGAAGAAATAGCAGAAGCTACAGCAGTTAACTCAGTGTCAATCTCTGTGCCTTTAACAATCTTTCCAGAGTTACCTGTAGGTAGAGTATCCTTTGCTGTAAAGTTAGTTGCTTTTGTATAGTTACTCATATCAGTTCCTTAGATTAAAGTCTTTCCTTTTTTAATTCCTACGTCAATCTTCTGAATAGACAGAGGATTACCATTGATGTCTGCTTCTAAGCCTAGTTGAAGTACAGTTCCTTGACCACCTGCGTTAATAGAGAAGCGATCTAAAACAATACCTGAGGTATATTCAGCAATATTATATTCTGTAGATCCTGGTGTGCTGTCTACAGTAGAATTATTATACTCATATACCACAGCAGTTTCTAAAAGATAAGTAGTAGCTTGATAGCCTTCGCTGTAATCAAAGCCCCACTTGATAGCTACTGACTGATTAGTACCACCAATTAATACCCAGCCAATCTTCTTTAATAACTTTAATGAAGTAGCAGCATCAAAATCAAAGTAATTAGTATAATACTGTAAACGATATGAAGAAGTGTTGTCAGCATATCCAAAATATTTCCCAATATAACCAGGTTTACCTATAAATAAATTTCTATCTTGTGTTACGCAAAAAGCCTTAGGCTCAATACTATCCCAAATAGTTACACGCATAGCTCCATCTTGTAGTGCAGCTCTGGTGTCAAAGCAATATACAAACTTAGTAGAAGGAAGCGTTAATAAATAAACAGCATCACGCTCAAAGTAAATACTCTTAATCTTAGTTAAGTCTGTCTCAGAAGCTACAGCAGCCATTAAGTCATCACGTACATTCTTAGAGATATCACGCATTGGTAGTGACTTCTCTTGGATGACTCGCTGTAGACTACGAACTCCTGCGTCAGACAAGAATATTACATCTGTACCTAAGCTCTGAACTGAATCACGAGCAATACATCCTACGTTGTTTAATACTTCTACTAATGTTAACGCACCAGTATCTAAGGGATTAGCGTAGATAGCTGTGTTCTTTTTACCAAAGAATATAATATATCCATTATGTGCTGCAGCAGCGACTACAGGATCACCATTAGGTAATACTTCTTGTAGGTTTAAATACCCAGCAGAACCATTCTGAAAGTCTGTACCAGCTAAGAGATCACTAAAATAAACTGTCTGTGTATCTCCACTGATACCACCACACCAGATCCTACCATAAGCAGACAACACCCAGCTAGGCATAAAGGTTGAAGTAGTGTGATTAGAAGGTAACGCAGCAGCATCTCCTACACGCTGATAACCAAATGTACCACTGTCGTGTGAATTAAAAGGATTACCAGAAGTAGGTAACTCATGATACACTAACATAGGATGAGCAGCTTGTGCCATGTACACATGAGGCTGGAAATCGCTTACATCGCCATAAGACAGAGCAGCACCTTGCCAGTCATTAGCAGTAATCGTATATGTAGCATTACCACTGTTAGTAGTATTACGTACTGTCTTAGTAGTCATCGTAGTTGTGCCTACAAATAACTTATTATTACCAGCACTGAGCACATCTGTGCCACCACCAGTGACTACTTCAAAGATAAACTCTACTGGATTACCAGAACCTAAGTCTGTGTTAACTGCAGAGTTTACTGGTGTCCATCCACGACGAGCACCGATACGACCATACTTATCAATCACACAATTCTGTGCCTTCAGAGCATACCCTGAAGACAACGTAACACTACTCTCCTGAGTATTTAATCCGTAGAACCCAGGAGCTGCTACTGAAGCTGTTTGTAGTGGACTAGCCATTAGTTCCAGACCCACTGTTGTTCTTCTAAATACCGTCCTGATTCAAGAGAGATAGCGTCTGCTAAGCTCTGTTTCATTAACTGATATGTCTCCCCTGCCTGGACTCCTCCGTCCTCACCACGCTCTGCCTGAGCCCTTGCAAGAGCTCCTAAGATTACAGGCTCATCAGGAACTAAAAGTCTATCAGCGTTAACTGCTAAGGGTACTTGTGGTTTAATAATATTAAAACGAAGGTTATAAGCACCATTAGGAATAGGATATAAGTCTACCTGAGTATCTCCGTTGGAGTTAGTACCGTTAAAGTTGTAGTATGCAGGAGACCCCTTCTGAGGAGTAGTCATTAAGAACTGCTGATCCATCCACTTAGTAGAGGCTAGTTCTACGAATGCATTCTGAGTATCGTTAATAACATCGATAACCCTGAATCTCTGTCCTGAACCCACTAGAACGTAGTTAAACACGTCTGCTGTAGTGGTAGCAGATAGGGTATCAGACAAAGCATTCCAGTTATAGGAGTCTTCTACGACTCTTTTAGAATCATTGACATATCTAGCGATAAGTTTAACATAGGCATTATCAGAGACTGAGGTAGCCTCTGGCTCACGTAGCCTGATAAGCACGTCATTGACGAGTTGGATATAGTTCATTGATGCCATAGTTATATATTATACCATAAAATTGGTTAAAAGTCAATACCCTACCACTTAACTTTATCTGCCCAGTACGCAGCAGATAGCTTACCTTTAGCGATATTCGCAGCATGCCTAGCTTTGAAACTCTTTTGTCTAGCCTTCTCTGCTGGAGTCTTAGGATTAGAACCTGCTCCGCTTACACCTTGTTGACCAAATCTAATTAACTTCTCCGTATCTCCAGACTTAGCCAATACAGCATGGGACTTAGTAGGGTGTCCTGGAGTGCGTTTAGGTTTATTATAACCTGAGAAGGTTTCCTTACCTTTTTTAATCATTTTTTCTTAGCTGTCTTAGCAGCTTCCTTAAAAGCTTTAGCCGTAGGAGCACCCTTACTACCTACCTTACGCATCTTCTCTCCAGATCCAGCCTTAATACGACGACGCTTGGCTGCGATATTGGAATATAAGCCAGGCTTAGTAGCCACGCATAGCTCCCATCTTCTTCATAGGCTTTGCCTTAGGAGTAGTTACTTTAGCACCAGTCTTCTTAGCATACTGCTTAGCTTGTTTTTTACCCTTAGTTGTATATGGAAACTTCTTCTCTTTGACCATTGGCATATTACTTACCTTTCTTCATTGGTTTAGACATTCCTGCTTGACTTAAAGCAATCGCTACAGCTTGTTTACGAGATGTTACTTTCTTAGGAGACTTACCAATATTGAGTTCTCCTTTTTTATACTCTCGCATTACCTTAGAAATCTTCTTCTCTGCTTTAGTCTTCTTCATTTACTTCTCCTTAGCTAAACTGTTGTACGGTACTGCGTTGCTCTATCTCAAACGATGCTACGATTGTGGTAGATGATCCTGTTTCTGAAATAGCTCTAAGCTCATCCTTCTCATCCATCATAAAATAAAAACCACTATCTATTATTAAAAAAGCCTTAGCTGTTAAGTTATACTGATATAGTATCTCTATTGATACGTTAGCACTAGCATCATACCAATACACAGAAATATGTAGCAGAAGTACTGTGATTACTTACTAGAATATTAGTAGCCTTTGCTAAGTTACGAGTAGGAACAGTAAAGAGAGTAGTCAGCGTATTCGCTGTTAAGTTCTTTCCTATAGAATGTATAATACTCATTTAAGTACCAAGGTTAACAAGGTTATAATAATGAATCCAGCAGTACCGAGTAGAATCTGTTCTAGTCTCTTTAGTCTAGCGTGTATCTGTTCGTATCGAACTTTACATACTTCTTCGTGGCTTAGGAGTTTTAATTCTGCTTCGGTCATGGCAATGTCCTTACATACGTCACAGAATCCGTCATCACATTCCCATCGGCATCTTGCAGTTCTGCACCAGCTAAGACTTCTTTTTTGAAGTTTTGGTAGTCGGTGTTGGCTGGGTCGAATGGGATGCAAATATTTTTACCAATAATGGTAACTGCATTAATTTGACCTGTTAATGGACTTTTAATAAGTTTATATTGCATTTTTATAACTCCGAAGAAAAGCCAACATAAGCCGATGTTGAATTATTAGCGGTAATAAAGCCTGTTCTATAACTTGTCATTCCTGACGCTACTGTCAAATAAATTTGTGGTGTTTTAGTAGAAGATTGGTCTATTGCTATTGCAGTTCCATTAAATGAATTATCTAACTGTGTCCATCGCAATGTTGTTGAAACTGTTGAATATGTTAATGTTGGGGTCGAACGCATAGTTACAGGTAAAGGAACTACGCAATATCCATTTTGATTTGTAGATGACATTCCAATACATAATTGTTCATAAGCATTACTACCTAAAAATTGCACATAATACCTCTGACACAAAGCTAATTCAGTTCCATAAGGTCTGTAATCAAAGCTAGTAGCTGTAGAGCCTACCTCTAGCTGAACTCCAGTAATATAGAAGGTTGCTCCGTTTGTTCCTACTACGGATGTTGCTCCTGTGGGTGCAGTAAAGTTTCCAGCCGCCCAAGCACCAGCAGTTGTGCTAAATGTAGAGCCAGCACCCAAATTCCACCAAATTTCTATACCTGAAGAATTATTTGTATTCCATGTTCCTGTTGTATCACCAACAACAGTTACAGATATTGATGTCCATGTATTTGCAGAAGAAATTGTGTATGTAAAAGGA